CTTAATACTTCTGATTCACTAACATTAATAATGTCAAATCCAAAATGTTTCAATCCTAAATTAATTAATGTTATAATCAATAAAATAGTTCTTACTATTGTTCCTTTTGAAATATTCATAACTTTTTCCTCCTTAATTTATTACTTCATATTCATTATTTTCTTCAAGTATTTCTTCAACTGGATTAAGTAAGTTTTCTAAATATTCAGCTAATTCTTCATAATCTTTATCAATTAATTTTCCATTATCATTTAGCTCCTCAGCCAACATTATAGCATAAGCTATTGAATACTCTCCTGATTTAACTAGTTGCATTATTGCTTTCTTTTTTCTCTCACTTTTCTTTTCAATTAATGTCATAATAAATCCCTCCTATTCTAATAAATCTACTCTAGCCTCTAATGAGTCTAGCTTGTTAAATAAAGTTGTTAAATCTTTCTTATATACTATACTTGCAATTGGTGCTAAATCATCTCCTGTGGTGATTATGTTTGTTATGTTTCTGTAGGTTGAAGAATTGTAATAAGCTTCTAATTGAGCTATTAATGTTGTATCTGTTATTTTTATATCTGTTGGTGTTGTAGGATAATAAAAGTTTAGATTATGTGTACTTAACCATGCTTTAAAATCATCCACTGTACTTGCAGTTGATTTATTTATAGCGATAAATAAATCATTAAGATTTGACAAATAACTAAATTTTTCAGTATCTCCTAATTGAAAAATAAAATAATTACAATATCCAACATTTGTTGCTATGGGGTTTATAATATTAGTTAAATGAAATACTTGTGTTTTTTCTTTTGTAGAATCTAACATCCAATATTCTGTACCATCTAATTCAATTTTTTCTATCTCTTTATGTTTATACCATTTACCATTATTTTTATATAAATAGTCTTGATAATCTCCTATTTTGCAAAGTTCTATTGTTCCAAGAGATATTGGAAATGTTTGATGTGCATGTGGAGTGTAGGCTGTTGCTGTTGAAGATTTTTCTATTTGTATTTTGCTTAAGTCTGTTGCATTTACAACTAGATAATTATAACCACTTGTATTAATTGTTATTGAATTACTCGTATTATCTTTATTTTGTCCATTGTAAGCACCTTGGGCGATTTCTGAAGGCTCTAAAGTTGTACAAGCCACTCTATATCTTGTCTGTATTTCTGTTGTTGATATTGTATATGTTTCTCCATTTACTTTAATATATAAACCACTATTGCCATCAGCAATTCCGCATTGGTTTACTACAAAATTTAAGTATGTGTTTTGGTTTATTCCATTGCACAAATTCTTATTCACTACCTCAACTTCACAATCTCCAGTTACTGTATGAATATCTTGTTTGTAATCTGGATTAGGTGAAGGTTGTCCGCCTGTGTATTTTTCAAAGCTAGTAGCGCTACTTCCTAGTTCTAACTGAGGAAAAATTTTAAAATTATTTAATACTGCCCCATTGTTTATTACAATAGTTAAAACATTAATGTCATCTTTTATAAATGAAATGCTTTTATTTGTAGCATCTAATGAAAAGTTTACATTTCCACTACTTGTTTCTGCTTGTAAAATAACACTTGAATTAATTGTTTGGTTATTAGCACTCATTACATAAGTTCCACTACCATAACCTAAATTAGTTATATAAAAACTCGTATTAGCATCAGCAGTTCCATCTAATGTATAACTACCATCTTCATTATAAGTTAATGTCACTCCTTGTTTAGTAGCATTAGCAATAGGCTTAAATAAGTTCTTACCAGTAGTAGTTTCCTGACTTGTATTTCCTTTTAACATACCATCTTCAATTGGAAGGTTGCTACTGTCAGTTATTTGTACATTTGTTCCTTCTGCGGTTCCGTTTGGAATTTGGTCTTTTAGTAGAGCATTCTCTGTTACAAGTCCATCTATTTGCTCTTGTTTTTCTGCTAGTTCATCGTATAATAGTTTAGCACTAGGATATTCTGTATCTGTGCTAGTTTCATCTATTTCTGTTACTTTATTTGATACATCTTCTTTGTCTGATACGTCTTGTACGGCTGTATCTGCTTTGTCTAATGAGGTTTGTACTGCACTTGCTAGGTCTGTTTTTGGTATTCCTCCATTTGGTTTATCATATTTTGCATTCCAACTATTTTTTTCGCTAGTATTTACAAATTTATTTCCACTATTGCTGTCATCTATTAAATCGCTTGATAACTTATTTTGGCTTGTAATTTCTGTTTGTAACCCAGCAATTAAGTCACCTACTGGTATATCTACTGTATTTCCATTTTCTAATGTTAATACTATCTTTTTGTTGGTTGCGTCATAACTTCCACCTACAACAACACTTTCTAATGGCAAGTCTATTGTATCTGTGCTTATTACATTTCCATCTATGTCTTTAAGTGTTAATGTTACTACATATGTACTTTGATTGATTTCTAAATCTATTAATGAACCTGTCGCAGTTTTTAATGTATAATTAGTTAAATTATTAACATCTTTTGTAATAAAACCACTTACATCAGGAATAACTATTCCTAAATCGCTTGTTGTTTTATTTCCTGTTAATTCTACATTATTTATTTTAGGTTTGTTTGTTAAATTATTATAATTTGATTGTCCATTAATTATTAATGTATTTTCTTCTTGTTCTATTTCAATATTCTGTCCAGCTTTTATAGTTAATGTATTTACTCCATTTATTTTAGCATCTTTTCCATCAATACCATCTGTACCATCTTGTATTTCAACAGATGTTTCATCTCCATATCTATCAATAATTGTTATTGTTGCAACTTTATCTACTTTTTCAGCAGAAATATTTACATTTTCTGCTTCCCTCAATCCATCATTCAATGCCTGTTGATATTGCTCTAATTCACTTGCTGTTATAGGTTCGCTGTTTTGTGTTTGTTCATCAGGAATATAAGAACCACTATCAACTACTAATTTAATTGGAGAAGGTGAATATCTTAAAGACAATTTCACATTTTTTTCATAATATGTCGATAAATTTTCTGCTATAGGATTTTCAACTTCTGTATATTCATAAGGTTCTTCTTCTGTTCCGCTTCCTGTTCTTGTATAATATGTTTTGTCTTCATCTATTTCTGTATCTTCTGTTAATTTATATACATCTTCAGTAGAATAAGCATAAACTCCAAGAACAAATACACCTTCATTTGCTAAAATCTCTGATGGTATTTTACATTGATTTTGTGTTATAATTTCTTTATAATTAGTATTATTAGCACTAAACAACGCTATTTTTACCAATTCTTGTGTATATTCTTCAGAAAAAGTAAAATCTATATTATTTATATTATATTCATTTTCATTTAATTTTGACTTATCATCTAAATGAATTTTATTTTTAGTTACTTTTATTTCCATTTTTTCTCCTTTCTATTAGACATTTGTAAAATTATACCAAGTGCCATGTAAACAATCGAAATCAATTTATTTATTCATTCTTTTAATTAATTTCATATTCTTTTTTCACTTGAATATAAATGGCTAATTTAACTTAGTCTTATTGCACTCATATTACTTTGTACTACATAGCTTGAATCTACATAGTTTTGTAATTCAATTGTACCAGTTGATGATGTAATTGAGAAAATCGCCCAAAAATTAAGACCACCACCATTAATCATTGTTCCTCTAGATATATCTCCACCTGAAACTTTTGTTGCATTCGTAATATTAAATTTTGCAGTAAGAGCATTTGCACTAGCACTATTAGCTTCGCTGAAACCTAACACTACATACACCCCTTCACTTAATGTTAAAGTACATGCTGTAACAAACTCGGCAATTGAACCACTAGTGCTTGATATTCCTGTACTTGAAGTAATACTACCTTTCACATTTACTGCTTCTTCTATTCCATTCTCCATATTATTCAATCTAGTAGCATTAATCGGTGTTGCAGTATTTGGCAAATCCTGCCAATTATTTTTTTGATAACTCATAATTATTTCTCCTTATTTTTTTCTTTTTTATTTTTTTCTTCTTTATTTTTTTGAGCTTGTTCTAATTGTTGTTGTTCTAATAAATTAAGTTGTTCAAATAAATCTTTAATTACTGGTTTTAATATAAATGCAGGTAAATTTGAATCATTAATTAATTTAACTAAATTTTCTTCAAATTCTCTCTTTTTTAAAATAATTTCTTCCATATTACATAATCCTTTCTTTTAATTCTTCTATTTCTTGCTGTTGTTCTTGCAATGCTTTCCATAAAATAGAACACATAGCATATGTGTCAATTCCATCTTTATTATTGGATATAATTTCTTCAGGAGTTTTATAACTTCCACCTAAGTCTCCAATAATAAATCCTATATGTTTTTTTACAGTACTGTCTTCTTCTTTATATTTAAACTCATATAATTCACTGTTTTTAATTATATTACAAGCATTTTGCTTAAATTTTCTTATATCCTTTTTTATACTTTCTTTAGATAGATTTGTAAAATTATAAGCATACATATAACCATAGCAATATATTGATGAAGTTAATGAAGATGTTGCCATCAAACTAATTGTTGCAGTACCACTACTACCATATAAAAATAAAGAAGCTCCTGAACTACTTGCTGATGCTATTACACCTCCATCATTAATAGATGCACCGTCACTTGCTAATGATAAACTTCCACCAGACTCAGAAGTATACAAATGTACATAAGCATTAGTATTTAAAGCTTTTGCATAAAAGCCCCTAGGTACAATCTGTGCTCTGTATTGATTGTTATAATTCTGGAATACTGGTGATTTTTCTTCACCTCCAACTAATGATAAACTTCCACCTGTTATATATGCTCGTGAGGTATATAAAGAACCATCTTGATATATTCTAGTATAAGCACCTCCAATATTTTCAAGATTTCCTCCAGCATGGAAAATAATATAAGAATTGTTGTGTGAATGTACTCCATTTTTCCATAAACCAAAGCCGTCTGTACTTGAACTTCCAGAATAATATAATCCAAAATTATTTATTGTAATTCCACCAATAGTTCCACCTGTACAAGCTATATTTCCTTCGTTGTTCAATTGGAAATTACCAGTACTTATAATTAATCTTCCTGCTGTTAATCTTATTACATCTGCACTAGCGTTAATTTCACTTATTAAATCTTCCGTATTAACTTTTAATTCTAATGATGCGGTCAATGTTGTTTCCACAGAATTTAATGAAGCTTTTGTTGCATATGTTGCACTTACTGAACTTGTAATTGAATTAGCACTTAAATTGATAGCACTATTCATTTCTGTAATTGTCGGATATGCAGTTAATTTATAATCTACACTCAAATTAATTTGGTCAGCTTTTTGAGAAATAGCAGTATTCATTTCAACTCTTGTTGCAAATTGTGTTGCATAAATATTTTTAGTCATTAATCTTGCAAATAAATATCCTACTTCATACCCTAGTAAAGTAACTTCATAATCTCCGTCAGTTAAAGAAATTGTCGGATATGGATATGTTATAATTTGCTCTTCATCTAACAAATAAGTGCTTCCATCTGCATTAATTCCTACTTTCTTATTAACAATACAAGTTTTTTCAATACCATCTCCATAATCTAATATAAATTCATCATAATGATCTGCATCATAATAATAAAGATTAGAAGGTATTTCATAATCTACTTCTGTATTTTGATAAATAGTTCCACTTATTATATCTCCTACTTGATAATCTGTTCCCTTTATTAATAGATTATATTTATTGTTTTGACTATCATATGTATAATATTTTCTATAACTTGTATATTTAATATCTGTTGTTTGTTCATATGCACTTGTATTTGTAAATCGTAATGTTCTTGTTTTTAAATACGTATAATTACTTGGAAATAATCCAGTATAAGGATATGTATAAGAAATATGTTCTACAATTGGATGAATATTTATGCTTATTGGTTCACTTGCATTTATTTCTTCAAATATTAATTTTGCTGAATTAGTTTCCTGTGAAATTGTTATATCTGCTATTTCACTTATTTTTGAATTTAGTTCATTTACTGTTTGTGTTATTCTTGATATTTTTGTGTTTTGCTCTGTTATAACACCTGCCATTGATGTAATTTCTTGTTGTGCTTTATCTACTTGTATTCTTGTGTTTCTTGTGATTTCACTATCACTTGTCGGTTTGATATAATCAACTTCTGCATTTGTAATACTTGGTGCTGATAATTCAACGCTATCATAATCTGTTTCTATTCTTAATATTATGCTTGATACAATCTGTCCTTGTTTGTTTTTAAATTGTACTAAATCTCCTAATTCAAAATATGGTAAAAAACTGTCTTTTACTGTAAACGCACTATATCCAAATCCTTTTACTTGATTAAATATAGCGTCAATTAAATATTCCCTTTTTTGTACTGTATAAGCAAAAGGATTTCCATAAATTTTTAACCAATTTCTGCCATATTGTTCAACCAAACTACTGTCTTCTCTTACTGCATATTCTCCTTCTATATCAGGATCTATTCCAATTAATACTGACGTTATGGGCTGTGTATCTCTTTTATCTTCTAATTCAACATAATCTTCTATTATTTCATTTGTTTCGTTAGTAAATCTTATTTCTAGTTTTCCTTCATAATTTATAAAAGCAAATCCACCTGACATTTGTGCTATTGCACATATAACATCCCCATAAGTTGCTGTTTCTTCAAATTGGTTACTGTCTACAATAAAACTTCCATTTGTTATACTTTCATTTTTTAAAAGTACATTACAATTTGCACAACACTCTTGTAATACATTATATAGTGTAATATTTCCTGACCTATAATTTAAACCAGTTGTATATTTATTATTAAATTTTATTCCATTATCAAAAGCTGTAATTTGTATTTCTTCTTCGGTATCATTATCAACAACTTCTGTCACATAATAATGCCCGATTTGTTGCGTCACACCATTTACTACTTTAAAATAAACAAAATCTTTGTTTTTGTAACTTATATTATTTTCTGTTTTAAACTTTATATAATTCAAGTTAAATGTTCCAAAAAAGGTTGTATCTCTATAAGCTGTTTGATACATTTGAGCTTTTATTTCAACTGGCACATCATCAATTACAATATACTCTTTATATGTTACTTTATCTTTTTTGCATTCATTAATAAAATTATTTGTTCCTATCATTGCACATCACTACTCTTTTCTAATAACGCCTCAAAATCATCAACTATCACTTCATTTGCACTGCTTTGTATTTTTTGTGTTGGTAATGTTACAATGAAATTAGCACTTTTCATTTGCTTATCTTTTAATGAATAATATTGATATTTTCCATCTTGCAAATTTTCTAAATAATCAGCCAAGGTGTTGCCATCAAAACAACCTAAATTAACTTTAATTACTACATCTGTATATTCTGTTTGTATTTTTTTTCTTTTACCATTTGCAAATTGTTTTTTACTGATTATATTTGGCTGTTCATTTATTTCATAACCATTTAATAAAATTTTATCAAAGTCAAAATAACTATTAGATATTTCTTTTCTTAATAGTATCATCTAAACACCTCCAAACGCATATTGTAAATTTTTATTTTTTTGTATTGTTTGTTGATTTTCATAAATCTTCTCGCCATCTAATTCCATTGTATTATAATTTTCAACAACTATTTTTGAATTTGTATTTAATATTTCACTGACACTTCCTGTTATACCACTTGTTCCAGCTCTTCCTACTTCAAAATTTACTGCTTTATTCATTTTGCTTACCATTTCATCATTCATTACATCAAGTGCTTTTAACGCACTATCTGTATCTGCTTTTATTCCAACTGCTATTCCTTCAGGTATCCATTTTCCTACTTCATCTCTAAATACTGTTGATGGAGAATGTATACCAAGTGCTGATTTTATATTTTTTACTATATTTCCAGCAAATTCTTGAACTTTTTGCCCTACCCATCCTGCCATTCCTTGTATACCATTCCATAGTCCTTCAATTAAATATTTACCTACATTTCTAATCTCTTGAAAGCCTCTTCTTAATCCATTAACAATAGCTGAAATTAGTTGTGGTGCTGTTTCTATCAATTTGCTTATAGAACCTAATATTCCCATTACTAATTTCCCAAGTAATTCTCCACCAGCTTTTACTATTTTAGGGAAATTTCTCACCAAAGCATCAACTAATTTTTGAATAATTATAGGTGCTTTTTCTATTAATCTTGGTATTGCTTCAATTAATCCATCTGCTAATGCTATTATTAATTCAATTCCAGCATCGACTACTTGGTCAATATTGTCAATTAATGTTTCAACAATAGTAATTATAGCATCTACCATTACAGGAATTAATGTTGGTAACATTTTTGCCAATCCTTTTGCAAGTTCAACAATAATTTGTATACCCATTTGCAATATTTGTGGTAACAATGGAATTATACCATTAATTAACGTTTGTATAATTGTTAATGCACCTTGTACCAATTGTGATAAATTCTGTTGTATACCATTAATTAATGATGTTACAATTTGAACTCCTGACTCCATTAATTTTGGCAATACCTCATTTATAATAGTTGGTATTCTATCAATTATTTGTGGTAGTAATGTTTCTATTAATGTTCCTACACCTAATAGAGCTTGTTCTACTACTGGTAATAGATTTCCTGCAAATGTTGCAACACTTTCAACTAAATTATTTATTAATTCTCCAATATTTGCATTTTTGTCTGACATACCGGTTATTAAATTTTCCCAAGATGCTTTTACCATATTAAGTGAACCAGTTATAGTTGTTTCTGCTTCTTTTGCTGTTGTTCCAGTTATACCCATTTCTGTTTGGATAATATGTATAGCCTCTGTTACATCTGCAAAACTATCAATTGATAAATCAGCCATTTCTCCGTTAGCTTCTTTAACTCTATTTGCATCTGCAATAAGTCGTTCCATTTCAGTTTTAGTACCACCATAACCAAGTTTTAGGTTATCCAACATTGTATAGTTTTGTTTCGCAAATCCTTGATATGCATTTTGTATCATTTCCATAGATGTTCCCATTTTATTCGCATTATCTGACATATCAATTATTGCTCTATCTGCATATTCTGCTGATTTTTTTGTATCATTTCCAAGACTTTGTAACAAACTAGCACTAAAACTTGTTACTGTGTCCATATATTGATTTGCTGAAAGTCCTGCTGTTTTATAAGCTATATTTGCATATTCTTGTACTTTTTGACTACTTTCTTTAAATAGTGTATCTACACCACCAACTAATTGTTCATATTCTGCATATGCTTTTGTTGATGCTGTTATCAATCCTACTACTGCTGTTGTTGCAACTGTTACTCCTGTTGCTATTCCTTTAAATACTCCACCTGATATTTTTCCTAATGTACTTATTCCTTTATTAAAGCCACTATCATCAAGTTTCGTACTATATGTCAATGTACCTGCATTTGCCAATTAAATCCCTCCTTCTATTTAGAGAGCTGATTTAACTGATTGAATATCTCACGATGTCTTTTTTCTTCATCTATTTCAAAATCTGTTTTAGGAAGTTTATATTGTTCTTTTAATTCTAGTAATTCTTTGTCTTTTCCTGTATAAGCTCTATATCCTCTTACAATATTAAATTGACAATTCTTATTCAAGCTTGCCCACATTGCTCTAAACTTCCACCAATGAAGCTTTGTTGTACTTAAATCTACTCTAAATTGTTCATAAAATGCACCCCATATTAAGTCACTATCGAAGTCATAATCATATATCCTAGTATTTTTATTGCTTTTTGATTTATAATTTACTTCTACATCTTTTTTTCCGCATTTATAAAACCATATAAACTTATTTATTGCTTCATCTAATAGATTTTTATTTATTATTTCTAAAAAAGCAGGATAGAACTTTTTTAAAGCATTATAACAAGCCTTTCGTTTGTCCGTACCCTGCATTTCTTTTTCAAAATCAATGAATATTCTAAAATCAGTTCTAATCATATACTTCTCATTTTTTATTATTACAAAATGAGGTAATCTTTTAAACATATTCATTAATATCTCCTATTTTTTCTATATTTATTATTTCTTATATATTGTCTATTATAATTTGATACATTATTTACTGATTTATACATCTTGTCATATAAACCTTGAACATTATTAACTAATTCTTCACAATATGCTTGAAATGTAAATGCTAATACTCCAACTTTAGTTTTAATGTCCATTTCTTCGTATCCATCTTCTTTTCTTTTCTTATTAATCTTTTCTATGGCATCTTCGCCTAACATTTGTTTTAAACATTTATCTACTTTTTCTTCATCATTTTCATTTTTTTGTATTTCTTCTATTTCTTCTTTTTTTATATCATTAACTTTAAATTCTAAACCATATATATCTACTTTTACTACTTTATCGCTATCTTCATACCCAAATTTATACTTATTTTCCATAATATAACCTCATTTTATTTATTTTTACGCATTTTCTGTAAATACTTTTGTACTTGTGTTGAAAGTACCATATACGAAGTCCCCACCTTTTAGACTTCCTGTAATTTGTTTTTGAGCTCCTGCATCTCCATTTGCTTCTTCTATTTCTACTGTTTGATTTATTTTTCTTGCTTGATATGTATTTGTTTGTCCATCTACTGGTTCCCATAAATTAACTATAATATGGTCTCTTTTTAAGTCTGTTCCAGTTGCTCTTGTATACCATAATTGGTAAAAATCATCAAATACTTCATCACCTTGTACCATATCCATTGTTATTGGAAACTCATTATTATAACCAGTTACATTTGTTGTTGCTGATTTTTGGTGAATATAATGTTTTTCACTTTCAATTGGATTTGAGCTCTCTGTCATTTCAGTAATTACTCCACCCAAGTAGTTTGTTACTGTTGTTGTATTACCACTTACTGTTGGAACACCGAAATAATGAGCTTCATCATATACCATTATATCTTTCATAACTAATCTTCCTTTCTTATATTGAAATATAATTGTAGTGAATATATAGAAACACTTCCATCTTCACTTTCTTGATAAGTTAGTGCATTTGCACAACTTACTTCTTTTACTTCTTTTCCATCTTCTAAAGTTGGAAAATTCTTTAATTTATTCTGTTCTGCTAACCAATCAGACAAGTCATCTAACCAGTCCAAATTAGTTAATCTTTGTTCGTCTATTTCACTTGAATTTTTTAATAATAACATATATTGATATTGCCTATACCAACCTGTGTCTGTAATATATTTTAACGGTAATTCTTCAAAACCTGTTCTTTGCAATGCTAAATTGCCTGTGGTTTCTGTTAATCTTTCGTTGTGCATATCTTCCACTTCTGCTATTTGATTTATTGGTTCATAAGTCTGTAACCATTCATTTATTTTATCATCCATCATTTAACCTCTTACTATATTCTGCTACTTGTCTTAATATAGCATCTTTCTTATCAGATTTCATTCTTTCAAATGGCTGTGTTCCTCTTTTTCCTACTCTTTTCTTAATTCTTTTAGAATATGCTTGATAAACTGCATAAGGAACTCCAATTGTTACATATCCACTTCCATAATCACTTGATAATGGTATTGAATATTCCTGTGCTCCTGTCTTTCTTGATACATATTGTTGCAAATTAGTAGCAACTGTTTTATCTAAAAAGGCTTGTGTTTTATTGCCATTTTGATTAAATTTATTCACATAACTTGCATTATATTCAATACTTGCTTTTCCACCAGCTAATATTATTTTTCCTTTTGGAAAATTAAAATCTGCCATTATTTAGCACCAACTTTGATATGTGATAAATCTAAACCTTCAAATATAAATTTTTCTACTGTATCAACACTATATACACTATCTTTTCCATAAATAGCTCTTAATTCTGTTAGTGGAGCTTTTACTATTTCATCATCAACTGACTTATCTACTATTACATCACCATTTTCTATAAAATATGTATTATTATAACCATCTACATCAAATATTCTAATTAATGCACTATTTACATTGCTTGAACCTGTATTGTCTTTGTTCTTTATAAAGGTATTTCTTAAACTAGCTACTAAATTGTATCTAGCCCATTCTGTACCATTTTTATGATAAACCGTTATATCTTGCAAAAGTTTATCCATTACAAACACCTCGTTAATTCTTGAGGAAGTCCACTCAATATACTATTTCTTTCTTCATTTAGTTCACTATTTGTTTTATATGTCTTACTTACTCCATCTATTGATAATGAACTTAAATTACTACTGCTAATATTGTTATTATTTAAAAATTCAACTAATTCACAAGCAACCCATTTAATTTGCTCATATTTGTCTAAATCTTCCTCTTTGATTTCTCTGTTGACATATTTGTCTATCTCTCTACTTGCTTTTCCAATCAAAGAATTAAAGAGGTCAGCAGACAAATTGCCTTTATAAATATTTGTATAAAATACAAAATCCGCATAATCTATCATACTACCTCTCCTTTTAATTATTTTTTAGAAGTTTTTTCTTTTTTTACTTCTTCTTTAATTTCTTCTTTTTTTATTTCTTTTTTTGGTTCTTCAATTAATCCTATTGTTCTCATATTTTCACTCCTTTTCTATTCATTTTCAGTCCAAGATGCTTTTAATGCAATATGAGATGTTACAGGTTTATCAAAGTCATATTCTTCCTCATTTCTTATTCAGCTTTGTTGTGTAAGTAAATTCCTGCAACTTTGTTATCATATACATCAGCTAGTCCATATTCTCTATAGAAGAATTTCCATCCATCTGATGTTTGGTTTTCTTCAGGTGTTATGATTTTATTTACAATATGTTTTGGATATTGTAATAAAGCACCTTTTTGAATAATCATAAAGTTGATATCTTTACCAGCTGAAGCTTTTGCATATCCACCTGCTTCTTCTCCTGATGTTGTTCCATCATTTAAATCAATTGCTGTATAAAATCTTGATTGTGGAACAGTTACTATTCCTGCAAATCTGCTCATAATTTCTTTTGATTTTGTTGTATCAACATTCATTAATAAATTATAAATTGTTGGTGTTATAAATAAATATCTTCCTTCTGCATCTACTTCATCATCATCCATTTTTGATACAGCTGTTACTAATGCTGTTAAAGCATCATTTCCTGATGATATTGTTCCAGCTGTTGCTTTTGAAATACCACTTATTCCTGCATAAGTTGCAAATCTAAACGCATCTACTTCTGGAACTACTTTTGTTCTGATAAATTCACTTGATAATTTACCAAATGCTACTCCAGCTGTTTCTTCATTATCCATTGCATCTACTGTAAATGCTCTACCTCTATCATAGTTAAATGCTACTGTTTCATTTGTTAATGTAACATCTCCATTTACATATCCACTATTTCTTGAATAGTCTGCTAATCCATCTAATGACATTTTAGGAACTATAATTTCATTTGCGTTAGCTCCTGCTCTTACTAATGTACTGTCTCCATCTAATACAGATGTTTTTGAAGCATTTTTATATACTTCATCTAATAAATCAATATACTTTTTGAATTTTGCTATTGAATTTGCCATTTTTTATCACTCCTTATTTTTTTGGTTCTAACCCCATAATTCTTCGAGCTTCGGCATCACTATCTGCTTGATTTTCTGTATGCTCTCCACCTAAATCAATTGTTTTATGTGGTTCTTTATAGCTTGAAAGAAATTTAGGGTTGTCTTGTATAAATTGTTCAAGATTATCTTCAAAATCGCCTTTTTGTTTTGAGACTTTAAACATTACATAATCGATGTCATCTACTTTGACACCTTTTCTTAATAAAAGATTTTCTCTTTGTGAATTATCTCTTTCTTCTACGATTTTTTGATATTCTTTTTCTCTTTCTGCATTTTTTTCTGCCTCTGTTTTTTGGTTATCTTGCCATTCTTTAAAAGCTTTTAATTCTTCTTTGCTAGGTATACCTTTTGTCTTTCGACTTATTTCTTTTTGCAAAGCTTCATCAAAGTCTTTTTGTGTAAAAGTTTTTTCTTCTTTTACTTTTTCTGATTTTGTTTCTTTTACTTCTTCAGTAATTTCAGTTGTTTCAGTATCAACTGTTTGATTATTTGTTTCTTCCATAATCTTCTTCCTTTCTTTTTAACGACTTAAAGTTGGTCGTATCCATTTCTTTTAACTTGCAATGTTCAAGTTTTTTCAGGTTTATTATATCATAAGTTTTATTTCTTGTCAAAAAACTGTTTATTTATTGTATCCTGCTAAATATTCTCTTGAATAGTCTCGCTCCAATCCTGTTTCATTACAATAGTTTCTTACATTTTTTTGTGCATTTAACACTTTAGCTTTGTTTTCTTTGTTTGGATCTATTTCATACTGTTGTTTTGCTTTTCTTACTTGTCTTTCATAAGCTCTTTGTTTTTGTGTTGCTTCATAGTAATTGATTTTCTCGCCTTTATAATTTACTTCTCTGTTGTTAGCTCTTTCTATTTCTGATTTACTATATATATTTTCTTCAATATCATAAATTATAGGTGTTTCATAGTGCTGACAGTTATAATCATCTAATAATCCTTTATAATTTTGCCATTTTTTACTATTTACTTTAAATCTTTGTCCATTTATAACTTTATGGTCATCTCTACAATTTGGACTTATATTAATTTGAACTCCATCACAATCAAGCTCTTTTCCTACACTTTGATTTATTTCCCTTACTGTATCTCTTATTCCTGTTAGCACATTCTGTCTTACACTTGCCTCTAAACTTCTTTTATATCCTCTTTTATCAATTAATATTATCCCTTCTTTTGCTAATTCATTTGTTGTTTTCCTAAAAGCTGTTTGATAATCAATACCACCTGTTACTACTTGCATATACATACTATCTACTGCCGTTACATATTGTGTTTGACTACTAAAAGCTACTGTTTTGGTCATATTTTCAAGCTCTTTATTTGTTCTTTTAGCATTTACACTTACAATTTGCAATTGTCTTTGACTTAATTCAACTTCTTTTCCTCTATAATCATATAATTTTTTATAACTTTCTACATCTTTTTGAGATATTTCTTCAAATAATGCTAATATTTCTTGTTTTCTCTGTTTAGACAAGCCTTTTGTTTTTAAAAGTGTTTCTTTAAATATATCTTTGCCACCTGTCTTTTTTAATTGTTTTAATTGCGATTTTGTATAAGAACTTAAATCTCCTGATTCTTTTAATTTGCTAATTATGTTTTTTGTCAAATTAATATTTAATTTTTGATACATAGCAACTACTTTATTTGTATATGCTAAATCTTTCAAAGCTTCATAATCAAACATCTATTTCTCCTTAAAATATTTTTCAACAATATCATTAATAAAATCATTACTACTTGCAACTATTTCACATATATCTTCATGACAAAATTGTTTGTCTTGTGCATTATGTCCATTTTCATATAACCAAACATGCATTAATTCATGTTTTAGTGTCCTTAATAAATTTAATTGATTTTTCAATAATAATATTTGTTGTTTTTTATATATTGTTAAACCTAAACAATAATCAGGCTCATCTTCTAGCTTCATATCATTTTCATCTACTTCTTTAATTTTCCACTTTGTATTATTAATTTCAAATTCCATAATTATTCTCCCATATCTTCATCAATTATATCAGGTGTTGTATCTTCATTGTTTATTCTTTCTAATTCAGCTACAACTTCATCATCATTTAATTTATATACTTTCTTCAAGTATGTTGTTTTGCTTATTAGTCCTGCACTTACATCTTCTAACAATTTTTGTCTTACTGTTTCATCATCTTGTAAAAATCCATCTACTTCTTCTACTTCTATTTCTTGCTTTTCATCAACTGCTGTTCCTAACATTCTTTCACATGATAACAATGCTCTACATATTCCTAAAAGATATTCATTTACACATTCCCTTACTTTTCTACCATTACTTACAAAATCTTGTCTTGATAATACTGCCTCTGTTGCTGTAACTAAATTTCCGTTTTCAAAACTATAATAATGTGTTCCATAACCTAACTTAAATGATAAATTGTCTAATGCAAATTGTATGCCTTCTTTATTATCTCCTACCCTTAAATCAGGGTTGTATTCGTAAATATATGGCTGTGAGCTTGTATCTGACATTATATCAGTTCCCATTTCTGTGAATAATTGTTTTTGCACATCTGTTGGATAAACAACTCTTGGTCTTGTTTTTAGGTTTCCTTCTTCATCTGTATATTCTTCTTGTTCTATTTTAACAAGCTTTTTATTTATTACCATTATTTTTTGTCCTAATTTAAAATCCATACCAAAATTGTTATATACTAAATCAAGCATTTGTAATTGATCTTCACTATCTCCATATATTGCCATACCTAAACCGTTATTGTTATCATATATATTTACTTTTGGTAACTTGCATATACTAAACAATGGTGTATCAGATAATGTATTGTATGTTTCTACTATACCTTCTACTGTTATTTCTTTTCCACTTTCTTGATTAAAGAAAACATTTGTTATTTGATATCCTTTTTCTTCTAATTCGTGCAATTCTAAATAAATAACATCAATATTTTTACCATCTATTTTTCTTTTTTGTTTACTAACAAATGCACAGTTAACTATTTCATCATCTTCTACTGTCAATGGTATTATTTGATTTCCTTTTATATCAATTGTCTTAATTTTTGTTTTATCTGTCTTTTTTAAAGTTACATCATCTGTTTCAGCATTAATTATTCTTGTTACTGTTGCAACTGTTCCTGAATATCCCATTATTTCAATAGCTGTTGGCAATTTCTTTAATACTTTTGCTTTTTTTAAATCTTCTTGCAATAGTTTATCACTTTTTTTAGCTTTGATTGTAAATGGTTCGCTTGTTACAATACTCGCTAAATCCTCACAACTTCTTTTTGCCATTCCTAAACTATACATAGGATATTTTTTTCCTTGTACTGTTCTGACATCAAGCCATTCAGCTTTTCCTTTCCATTCTGCTATCCAATTTTCTATGTAACTATAATAATCACTGTCTATTGAATAACCTTTCTTTTGTAAATAATTAATTACACAACTATCCATAATTATCCTCCAATTCTCAATAATTGTTTGTACCATTTTTCAATTCCGTAGTTATTAGCATCTAGTATATCAATATCACTTGTTCCATCATCTAAATATCTGTCATCTTCTGCATCAACATCTTGTGTTGCCTCTTGAAGTCCTCTTACAATTTCATCAGTTTCATTTTTAACGAACTTTATTCTATCTTGCATTAACAATATGCCCCATAAATGAATACGACTTGATATAGGAATTTTAATGCTTTCATATATTGGAATACTCCAACTATTTTTTATCAATACTTTTCTTAAAAACTCAATTAGTTCAGGTTCTGCACCATCACAAAATATTGCCTCTATCATTCCCCATTTTTTCTGCACTTCTTTTATATGTCTTGTAAATCCTATTTCTAATTTAGTCAAAACCTCTCCTATTCCTCTGTCATCACTTACTTGCTCGCCATTTTCAGTGCAGTCCATTTCACTACTTTTTAGTACATCTATATAATCAAAATTTCTTGATATTCTTTGACTGCAAAATGCGTGTGCTGAACCGTTTTTCCCAAAGTCAACTCCCATTGTTATAAAACCACTTCGTGCTTTATCTACCATATATCTTGCTTGATTATTTGCTATTTCTCCAAATAGTATTCCTGCACTTGCTATTCTGTTGCCTAAAATATCTCTTTTATACCATATGCTATTTTTATTATAAGTTGCTAATACTTGCTTTAATTTATCATCACTAATAGATAAATTGTTAAATATATTAAAATGTCCGTAGTTATAGCCATAGTCTTGTATTTTACTCTCTTGTTCCTCGTGGAACTTTAAGAAATCTGTATAATACCAATGATTAGGTGGTTTAGGGTTTAAATCATGGAAGATTTTTCTATCATCACTTGACAATGTTCTATCCATAACCTCATTAAGAAACGATGGATGACATTCATTTGCCTCTGTTATATAAGCCATACCGTATGTATTACCCTTGATATTTACATAGTCATTTGCTTTTGCCCCACCTGCAAATATTAATACTTTTTCTTTTCCGTCACTGCAATTAACATACAAACATTCTTTATTTTTGTACTTCCCTTCGTGGCATCTACCACTAAAATAATTCATTATACCATAACCATCACAGTCAATTATATTAAGTTTAGCATTAGCAATACTTGTTCCTGCAATTAAATGTAATTTATTATTATGATTTTCTAATAAAATACAGAAGGCTAAAGAGTTGATTACATTTTTTCCACCTCTTTTTCCACCTTCTGCAACATTTAACCAACACTCTTGTGTTTTCTTTAAATATTCAATTTGTTTTTCATCAAATTCTGCATAATTATTCATTTTTTAAATCTTCTTCACTTCTAACTTTTTTTGGTTCATTTATTAATTTTGATATATTAATTAAACCTTTATTTATTTCTGTATAATCTACTTCATCAGGGAATTTATCTCTTTGTCCTAAATATTGTTTTCCTAAAAATATTGCCATAGTTGGATTTTTTTCTGCTAATTGTAATTGATACCTTCTCAAAGCTATCTTTCCACCTTCTTTTTTTTGTGCATATACAGTCGCAAAGTCTCCACCATAATTATCTTTGCACCATCTGATTAATGTATCTTTACTAACATCAAACCAACTCATTATTTCTCTCTCTGTGCATTGCATTTTACACAAATTTTCAAATTGATGTTTATCTATTTTAATTTGAGCTTGTTTTTTTTGACCTTTTGCCACTATATCACTTCCTTCATTAATACAATCCCCATTCTGCAAACTTTTCAAATCCGCCTTGTTTGTTTATATATTCTCTTGCTATTTCTACTATTTTACTATATGGTTTTCCATCTATTTCTTCATCTCCTATTGCACAACATAACTCTACTGGTTTTCCTGTTTCTTGTGCTTTTAGGAATGCATATATATTTACTGATACATCAGCTTTAGATAAATCTTTTCCATGTAGTCCTCCACCTGTTACCGATTGTGCCATATCACTTCCTAGCTTTCTATTTGTTGCTCCTGTATCTACATTTGTTCCACCTGTCCATTCTCCTAATGGATTTATAATTACATTTAATTCTTGCCCTTCAAATATTTCTTTTAATATTTCATTTTTAGCATTGCTTTGGCATATTATCATTTTATTTGCTTTTTCATCTAATATATATTTTCCATCTGAATTAAAAGTTTTATAAAGTTCCCTTGCTACTTCTGACAATGTTTTTTCTTCTTCTGTTAATGGCATTCCTTTAAATATACCATTATCTCCACATCTTATCTTTTCTGCTTGATTTTTAGCAAGTTCTACATCTTGTGGTACAGATATTATTTCTATATTTATATTATTTGTTTCTGTTATTCTATATACTAAATCAAATATGTCTGTTTCATTAAATTCAACTGAACTTTCTATTATTATTTTACAATGTCCATGCCCTATTAATACTTCAACTGCTATTTTAGGATTTACTGCTTTTGTATATGCTAAATCTACTATTGCTCCCGCTATTCTATCCGCTATTTTATCTGGGTGGCTAGGGTTTACCTTTTCTATCATTTTTTAATCTCCTTTTCTAATTTATCTTTACTGCTTTTTCACCTGTAAAGTTTTCCCATCTTTGTATTATTACATCTACATATACTGGATCGTATTCCATTGTATAACATTTTCTGTTTAATTGCTCACAAGTTATTATTGTAGAACCTGAACCTCCAAACAAATCAAGCACTTTTTCTCCGATTTTTGAGCTGTTTTTTACTTGTCTTGCTATAAGTTTAATTGGTTTCATAGTTGGGTGCAAATCATTAACACTTGGCTTATCTTCATTTATAATAGTTGTGCTTGTCTTATCACTATATATTTCTTCAAGTAATTTTTGCATTTCTTCTTTTTTCATTTTTTTGATATCTGGTTTTTTATCTTCTATTACAGTTGTTTGTTTTCTATCATCTATAAAATAATGACTATCTCCATCTTTCCATCCATATAGACATGGTTCATGTTTCCATTGATAGTCTTGTCTTCCTAATATCAAACTATTTTTATTCCATATTAATTCTTGACGTACTTCTAATCCATTTTTATTTAGTGCTGTTTCAAAATTAATATGTTCTCTTGAAGCAAACCAAACATAAAATGCCCCACCTTTTTTTAATGAAATATTTAAACAATTAAATGCTTTTGTTAGAAATTCTAAAAATTGGCTTTTTTCCATATTATCATTTTTTATTGTCATTCCTTGACTATTTTCTATTGCAACATTATATGGAGGGTCAGTAACTACTAAATCAGCAAGTTCACCATTCATTAATTTTGCTACATCTTCTTCTTTTGTACTATCTCCACACATTAATCTATGATTTCCTAATTGGTATATATCTCCTAATTTTGCTTTTGGTTCTTCTGGAACTTCTGGAACTTCATCTTCTATTATTTCTTTTTCTTCTTCATCTTCTAAATCCAAATCAAATCCAAAGTCTGACATATCTATATTTAATATATCGTCTAATTCACTATTTAATATGTCTAAATCAAAATCACTATTCATAGTCAATTTATTATGTGCTAGTGTATATGCTTTTCTTTCTTCATCAGTTAAATGGTCTAATCTTATAATAGGAATTTCCTTATATCCTAATTGTTTACAAGCAATTAATCTTCCGTGTCCTTCAACTATTTCATTTTTCCAAATTCCAATAGGGTCATCCATACCAAATTGTTCTATTGACTTTTTAATTTGTTCTATTTGTTCTTCTGGATGTAATTTAGCATTTTTTTCATAAGGCTTTATTAAATTTATATCTATATATTCTATTCTTAATTTATTTGCCATATTTTTTGCTCCTTTTACTTATATCTATTGGTCTATTTACAATATCTTCTATATCCCATTTTGCTTTATACCTGTTATATACAATATATTTAGGTAAATTATATTTTTCTGCTAATTGTGATAATGTCAATTTTTTTCCATTATATTCAACAACTACATTATTTGTTCTATTATTTGCTTGTTCCTTACTTGTTGCCCATCTACAATTATCAGGACTATATCCTTTTGTATTATCTATTCTATCTATTGTTAAATCATCTCTATATCCATTATTTATTGCCCATTCATAAAACTTCATAAAATCATTTTGCCATTCTTCACACATAGTTATATTTTTATTTTTATAATATTCGTGTTGTTCTGTTCTTCTTATTATTTCTATATACCTGTTATAAATAGGTTCTCCATAATGCCCATTTGCATTTCTTTTTTTTCTTAATACATTGCATTTATCACATTGTACATTTGTTATTTTAACAAAATTAAATGATTTATATTGTATATGACCACATTTTGTACATTTTACTTTAAACCAAGTACCTGTTTTTCTACTTTCACTATCTAATATTAAAAAACCATTTATTACTTTGCCTATCTTTTTACTTTTTCTTACCATTATAACAATACCTCCATAGTATTATTATAATACAATTAAATCTAAATTACAATACTTTAAAACCAAATTCTTTTATACTATTTGCTACATCATCAACAGCATTGTCATTTATTCTTGGATTTTTTTCATAAGGTTTTATTTCATTTATATTTTTATTAATTATTTCCATTTTATGTTTACTTTCCTTTTATCAATACTTTCATCAATTTTATTTTTATTTTTTAAGTGTTTTCTCGGTAATTTTTGATACTTTTTTCTATTTTCCTTAACATAATCTTTTTACTTAATTATTCTTCATCCTTTTTAGGTTTCTTTACAATACTTTCTACTACTTTTTCGCCTTTTCCTACAAATTTTCTTCTTTGTATTCATCAGCTGGTGTGTATCTTTTAAAATTGTCTTTACTATCATTAAAAGCTTTTAATACTTCTCCTCTTAATTTCATATTATTCACCCCCTTTTTATTATGCTTATTTCTTTTAGTTAATTTTATCACATTATTGTTTTTTTTGCAAATTATCAAAATATAATTCAAGTTCTTTATCAAGTTGAAGTTTTTTCAATTTTTTTACCATTTTATCTAATTTATCATAAAATAGGTTAATATTCTTCTGATTTTTAGCTCTTATATGTTTATCAAAACTCATAAAATCAGTATCTTCTATTGTCTTTTGCATTTCTACGAGTTCATCAATTAATTCTTGCATATTGACTACCTCCTATTCATAGGATCTACCTACTATTTCTTTATATTTTTTCTTCCGAAGTTTCTTCCAGTATGTTTATAATACAGGAAGATTTTTTAATTTTCTTCTGGTATTAACAATCTTGCTCTTCAAATAGTTCTTGAGCATCTTCATAACCATTCCAATTATCTACTCCAGCTTGTCTTAAACAATTTAAAAAATTGCTATCTTCTACTAAATTATCTAAATAATTAAATAATTTTGTCTTTGTATCATTATCTACTTGCATTGCAAGTATTCCACCTCTAATCATATTTTCTTCCATCTTTAATCCTTCCTTTCTACCACGTTTTTCATTTACTGATTCTCCATTTATATGCTTTTTACACATTTTTTCTAATAAGTTTTTACTTTAAAAGGTACATATTCTGTTGCTTTATCTCTCTTTTCTCTAAGTATTTCAATTGATAATCCAATAAATTATTATCTATTGTTGTTTTTATTTCTTTTCCATATACATTTTTAAATCCATATATATTTTTTTCTTTTAAATATTTTAATGTTTTTTCATTTAATGCTATCCCTATAACTCTATATCCAACATTTTCAATATATTTATTTTCTTCGTTTATTTGTATGCCAACATCAAATAAATTTTTAGAGTTAATCGGAACTTTTATTTCATTTTCCATAGATTAGTCCTCCTCAATTAAATTTTTAAATGTTCAATTATTCCGTTTATCAATTCAGTTAATTTTTCTGTTGTAATATTATTTCCTAATCCTAATTTTTCTCCAATATAACCGCTATCTTTTTTACTATCAATTAAAAATCCAAATGAACCTTTTTTCATAATTGATACAAATAAATCATTCCATCTTAACCCGCCTTGTAGTGTTCCTTCTTTTACAACATTTAAAGTAAATAATATATCATAATGTGTATATTCTTCATCAGTCCAACCTATAATTACAGAATGTCCTGATTTTAATAAATAAGCAATTTCTTTATATGTTTTTTCTCCATTTATTACTTCTCCATATTTATCTTTTTCCATATATCTACTCCTTTTCTAAAAGTGATTGCAAAACTATTTTAGCATCAAAAGTTCCATCTTTTACTTCTTCTATTTTTGCTTTTATTTTGTATTTCCACTTCTTATTACATAAATTGTGTGCTATGTTTGTTCCATCTATATAAGCCTTTTTCTCCTTTTGTTCTGATTCTTCTTTACTAACAAAATATTGTTGTTGAAGATACAAGTCTAATAATTTTTCAATAATTACTAAATCTTTTTCATTAAATACCATATATGGCTTTAAATCTTCTGAATATACCTCTTTATCTTTAGTTTCAACAAGAAATATTTTAACTTCATTTATTTTATTTTTCATATATCCGATTTCTTCATCTGTCATTTAAAAAATCCTCCCTTATTTCATCTTCATCAATTCCTCGTTCTTCTGCTAGTGCTGTCACTAATTCATCTATGATTTCATCTGTTTTTCTCTCTAATTCAACATAAGCTTTTTGTTTATTAACTGAACTAATAAACCATTTATCGCTTTCTAGACTTAAACTTTCTATTGTTTTATTTTTATTATCTATTATTTCAAACATTTTATCTATTAGATTTAAAACTGTTTTTATTGCATTATAATTTTCTGTTACATCCCAACTATCCATTAAATCTTTCGTAGATATTTGTTTTACAATTTCAATAGCATCTTTTTCTTCTTCTGTCATTGCTTGTCCTCCTACACCTTTTCTACTTTATACTTTTCAGAAAACATTTCAGTTGTATTTAAAATTGCATATTTATCCATTTTAGCATAATTAGTAGAAATAATTTCTATTAGTTCTAATAGTTCAGGACATTGTTTTTGTACTTTTTTTAATCTTTCTTTATAATCCATTTCCTTATTTATTGCCTCTGTTGTTTCTTCTTTTGTATATACATTTCTTTCTATACAAGTTGCTAGTTCATCTATTCTTAATTCTGTTGAATTTATTCTTGCATATGTTTGTTTTGTGCTTTCGCTTAATTCTTTAATACTTTTATTTATTTGGTTTTGTGTTTCTATCAATACTTGTAATAATTCTTTTATTTTTAACATATTACTTATTCTCCTTTATTTAATATTTCTTGTAATTCATTTTCTAAAATCTTCAATGTAATCAAAAAATCTGTTCTTGTTTCTTCTTTAAATTTTTCTTGTATTACTTTTATTTTTTTTTCTACTTTTGCTCTAGGTATGCTTTCTTCTTTGATGTAATGTAAAACTGTTGCTATATCTTCACAATGACTATCACAGAATTTATCAAAATCATTCCATTCTTCTTTATTAGAACTTCTTAATGTTTTATCTAAATTTATATATTCTTCTAAATTAGTTAAAGCTTTTTGTAATTCCATCTATTCTTCCTCCAATAATTCCTTATATTTCCATTTATATTTACCCGCTGTTTTTGTTTGCCCTTTACAACAATGAGTTATAGCACTATTACAAATTCCTAATTGTCTTTCAATTTCTCTTATAGAATCCCATTCTTTAATTAAATTTCCTTGTAAGTCATATTGTAATATTCTTTTTCCTAATTTTCTTCCTTCATTTGCTAAAAATTCTTTTTGCCAATTATTTACTTTTTTAAGACCATTTTTATATGCGTGTTTTAAATTTTCTGACGCAGTTACCCATTCCAAATTTTCTATTCTATTATCTGATTTAATTCCGTTTCTATGATTTACTTGTTTTGTTTTATCTTCATTTTCCATAAAAGTAGTTGCTACTAATCTATGGATCGTTATAGTTTTAGAATTAGAATTTTTAGACAAACTTACATTCAAATAATTACATTTATCTTTTCCTGGTTTTAATATTCTTTTAGTTTTAATATTTCTTACATTACCTATATTACTTACCTCATATAATCCGTTCATATCCTTTTATATCTTTCCATACTTCATTCATCTAACCACCTCTTTTTATTTGTGTTACTTTGCTATTTATAATATAATTTCCTGTTTCAGTACGAGGCATATAAATATTTCCTGATTGTTTTAAATCTCTTTTCTTTCTTAGAAAACCTTGTAACTTCATATACATTTTATATGCCTGTCCTGGAGTAGCATTAGTAAATTCAATTTTGTGCAACATATCTACAATGCGTTTATCATATTGTGATATTAATTCATTATTTTGCTTTAATTTTTCTTTTTCAGAATATACTACACCAGGAGTTTTTTTAATTCTATTCATTCAACCACCCGTAACTCCTTGCATTTTTTATTTATTGCTTGTAACTCTGGCATTGTAATAATTTCTCTACCTATACCACAACCACAATCAAACATTTTTCTATTCAGATAAAAACAAATTTCGTGTTGGTTTAATTGATAAATAATTTCATTGTCTGTTTCATCTTTTACATACCCTAACTTTTCAAACATCTTATCTGCTTCTGACATATTTATTCCTCCTTCTTCCTTTTATTTGTTTTATCAATAACTTTTGCAATTAAACTTCCTGTTTTTGTTAAATCTTTATCCTTTTTATATAAGCCTCTACTATTCATAATTAACAGCTCTGTATTAGATACTAAAATTAAATTATCTAAATCAAAGTTATATTTATTTCCATCAGCAAATATCACATTATAGCCCTTTGGTATTTTTCCGTAAGTATGTTCATATACATACCTTTGCTTTAATTGCCATTTATTAGGCATTGCAATCTTTATTTTTATATAACCATCTTTATCTTTTATTTCAGCACCAACTGGCTTAGTAGCCCATGGAATATTATTTTTTTGAAATTGTGTTTTTGAAGAATTTTTTTGCCCTTCTCTGCTCATATATTCATTCCACGTCTTACCTTTGTTGAATGGAGTATATCCTTTTTGAAACTGTCCTCCTACTATTCCACTTGTCAATCCTAATTTGTTTTTTTGATTTGCAATAGCACTCTCTGATAAATTCCACTTAAATTTATTATTAAATCTATCAGTTAGTTCTTTTAATGTTATTCCCTTTACATTATCAATAAGAAACTGAATTTCTTCACATGTATATTTATGTCTCATCTCCATCTCCTAAAAATAACTTATTTCTTTTATAATCTATTCCATAATCATCATAGTGCTTTTGAGCTTTAAACATTAATTCTCCATTATTAACAATTGTTTGTGCTACTTTTGTTATTGCTTCTGAACGCTTTAGCTCTTCTTCAAGATTGTCACCTTTCAATTCTTCATCATTTAATCTCTCTAGTTCTTCAAATAAATGATTATTCAAATCTATTAATTTATTTTTCATCAGCTACCTCTCTCTCACATCAACTTTCTTCTTATCGTACAAATCCATGATGTCTATTTTTATTTCTTTTATGTTATACTTTTCTACATAGTCTTTTATTTTTTCTATTAGTTCTTCTTTCTCTTTTTCTTTATTCATAGTTAGTCCTCTATTATAGTATATTTAATGTTTTTATTTCTTGTTTAGTTACTACTCAAAATAAATTTCATCATCTAACCTTGTCCCAAAATTCTTCCTAGTAATTATTCTTAATCCACTTTTTCTACGCAAATTGTTAACAATTCTTGATATGTTAGTTTTCTGTATATATTCTTCTAATTCTTGATAACTTCTACAATCACAACTTGATAAACATATTAGTAATCTATTTTCTGTTGGATTTAATTTAACTATATCTCTTACTCCTGTGTGTAAATATCTTGTTTTTGTTTCATATACCATTTTTTTTCTCCTCCATCTTCGCAAATTTATAAGAATCTTTGTCTTTTTCTTCTAGTCTTGTTACTGTTCCATGTACTTTTGTATATCTATCACATACTATTTTTGAGTTTGCTTTACCACAGCTGAATTTATATAAACAATCAATACATCTTTTCATTTTCCTCGTCCTTTACCAAAACAAATTTATCAAAATTTACTTTTTCTCCATATCTATTTTTTCCTTTTTGATGCTCATTTTTAATTATATAACCATCAGCTCTTAATTGCCTTATGTATTCACTTAATCTTGTATTTCCTAGTTCTTGTATTGCCTCTAATGTTGTTATACTTCCATTTTTTTCTAAATAATCTAATAATCTTTGTTTGTGTCCTACCATATTTTACCTCCTAATTATCACATAAATCATCCCAATCATTTGTAACTTTTTCTATTTCTAATTTATCTTCTTCTTTTTTACATTTTTTATTTCTTTCTTTTTGAATATCTGCTAATGTTTTATAGTTTTTTCTTACCCAATCTTTTAATATGCCTTCTATGTAATATGCTGTTGTAGTGCCTCTCCTTACTGCTACTTTTATTGCTTCAATTATCATTTCTGCTGTTAAATCATCTAAATAACTAAAAATGATTTCTGCTGTTGCTGGTTGAAGCATACCTATATTTTCTTCATAACATTTTACAATTTTTGATATGCTTTCTGCATCTTTCTCTTTCTCTAACTCTTTCTCTTTCTCTTTCTCTATATAAGGTAACATTTTGGTAACATTGTTACCGTCTATCTTTTTTTGCGCCCTTAATCTTCTCATAAGTTGAGCTTTATCAGTTTCACTTCCTATTAATTCATCTATTTGAGATAAATATATTTCTCCACTTTCCAAAATTTTTATTAATCCTATTTTTTCAAATAATTGCATTGCACTTCTTGTTGTATCAAAATCTACTCCAGTAAGTTTTGCCAAAGAATTAATATCATATGGTATTAATGTTTCCCCTACTAATCTTATTAACTTTCCATCTGTTTTTAACGATTTTAAACATAATTTTAAATAAAAATTGCTATATTTAATTCCATTTTCTTGTTCTTCTATAAATTTAATTGTATCATCATCAAAAAAATCACTTTTTAATTTTAACCAATAATATTTTTTAGTCATATTTTTTCTCCTGTTTTAAAAAATAAGCAGATACACCACAATTCGATAAAAGATGTATCTGCTTTTTATATAAAATGCCACAAGTGACATATTTATAACATATTTAAGTAAAATCGAATTGTTTACATTGTAAATATATAATATAATTCAAATAAAATCAATAGTTTTTTTTAATTTTTTAAATTTCTTTTATTTTGCTTTTTAAGACCTTTTTATTTTTAATCAACAAATTATATTACAACTTTATGAAATCGTCTCAAAATTAATCCTTGTTAACTTCAGCACCATTAAAACATTTATATCTAATATAACTTGAAACTTTAAGATGTTTTTCATCTGCTAATTTTTTTAATTCTTCTTTTTCTTTTTCTGTCACTTTAAAAATTATTACTTCTGTTCTTTTTTCCATTAGTTCTCCTTTCTACAAATAACTTTTTCCAATTAATGTTATAAAATCTTGTCTTGTATGTGTTTTTTCATATTCTTTTTGACATTCTTGTTTTAGTTTTAAATCTAACTTATGTCCATTTTTACCATGAACTCCATTTGTTCCCCTATGTTCTTCATAAGTTAACCAAACTTTAAAACCATTTTTTTCTGATATTTTTCTATTACTAACTCCAAAATAAATATGATGTTCCTCTAATCCATAAGAAACTTTACTAATATAACTTTCTTTTTTAGATTGTAATATTGAGTTCATTTAATTTTCCTCCTTATTTATTTCTCCAGTTTAATAAACTCTCATCAACATTGTTGTTTTCAGATATATCTTGTATATATTTTTCAAAGCTTTCATCAATAGTATTAATTAATTGTTTATAGCTTTCTTTTATAGTTTTCTTTGCTTTTCTAATTGCTATTAAATATCCTCTTGTTCTTTCCTCATCAATATCAAATTTTTCATCTGTACTAACTCTCAACCATTCTTGTTCTAAATTATCAATTATTTGTTCTTCTTGTTTATGTAATGTGTCTAGCAAAAATTGATGACTATTATTTATTCTAATTGAAGCTTGCCACATTTTATTATCTGCTTCTCTTATTTTTGTCATATTTTCACTTCTTATTTGCAATTCTATTTCCTTTTTTGCCTCTTTAAAAATCTCATCCTTTTTTTCTTTAATTATCTCTTGTTTTATTTTGTGCTTTTCATAATTTAATTTACTTGTAGCAGAATGAAATTTTGTTTTATAATCATTTAGTTTTTCTGCAATCTCTTCTAAAAATGCTATTATTTCTTCTTTATCATTATCTTTTGTATCAAACAAATAATCATAAAATTTTTCTCTATAAGATTTTAATCCTGACATTTTATTCAATCTAAACAGTTCTACCGACCATTTCATTTATTTATCATCTCCTTACTCAAATCATTTGTTATCATCTATACACCTTCTATCATTTTTGTTTGTCTTTCTTCTTCTACTGCTAATCTATACCAGCTTCTACAAGTGATATGCAGTTCTTGTAATTGTCTGTATTTTTGATAAGCCCAATTGCTAAAATCAGTTTTATTTATTCCATATTCTTGTCCTATTTTACTTGCCATACTTTGTATTTCACTCCATCTACTTGCTAATGTCCAACTTTCTATTGTTAGCTCGTTAAGTTCTACTGGATTTGCCATATTAACTTTTTGAAATCTTTTAGCTAAATCTCTATATTGCTTAAAATCTTCTTTTACAATTTCTTCATAATCACTTTTTATTTTCATTTTTCCTCCTAAAATGGAAGTTGCTCATCTGAAAAATTATAACTATTTTCATTTTGTATTGCTTCTCTTTCTTCTTGTATATAATTATCTTCTGTTTCAAAATCCATTACAACAAATTTAATTTTTGGCAAACCTTCTTTTGTAGGATACCAACTTATAAATCCTTTTGTTATATTTATATCTGTTTTGTCTTGTAATTCAACATCTTTTGGTAATTGCACTTGAATATACATATTTTCATAATTTCCATCTTGTTTTTTTCTTCCTATTGATGTACTATATGCTGGTTTCCCATCAAAATCTTTTCTATAAATTTTTGTTTTTCCTAATATATCCATTTCATTCCTCCTATTTTTTATATACAAATACTCTTTTATTTTTACTATTTTTAATTGATAAACCTGTTATGACTTTATCAATTATTTGTATTGCTTCTACATAGAATTTGTCTTTACAATTATATTTTCCTACTGATACTTCATATATTTCTGTATCTTCTGCATTTACCCATATAAAAGGACTAGTATACAATTCTCTACCTATTCCCCAATTAAAACCTGCTCTTTTAAAACTATCACTTGCTAATCCTTTTTCTTTTTCACTAAAGCTCTCTGTTCCTGTATCTTCTTTACTTATCCATTGCTTTTTTGTATCATCCCATATTTCAATAATACAATTTGCATTATCTCTTGTATGACTTCTTTTCCAATTCATAGCTCCTACTGTTTCATCTAGTATGTCCATATCAACTCTTGCATCTTTATATAATAACAATGAAACACCATTTTTCTTTACTTGTGCTATTCTTACATCTATTTCATCAGCTTTTAAATCTCTAAACATACTCTCCATCTATTACCTCCATTAAATCTAAATAATCCATAATTCCTCCTATTTTACTTGTAAACTTGTATTTTCTGTATTTATTTTCACACCGTCAATAAGTTCTCCAGTTTCTTTAAAATTTTCTGTTATTTTTTTCTTATCTACACTTACAACTGTTTTAACGACTTTATATTCATCAGGTACTTTTTCAATATCTTCTACCTCTATACTTATCGGATTTTTTCTAACAAGTATTTTTCCAACTTCTGTTTCAATTTTTTCAACTCCATTTTCTTCCAAAACATTTTTAATTTTTTCTTTAAAAGAATCTAATTGGCTTTCTATAAATTTTCTTTTAGCAGATATTTTTTGTTCTTCTGCTTTTAATTGAGTTATTTCATTTTCCTTACTTAAAATTGTATTAATTAAGTCAACTTGCTTTTTAAATACTAATTCATTTATATTTTCTGTTTTTATTAAATCTTCCATAATTAATCCACCTTTTCATTTATTTCATCTAATATTGTATAAGGCATACCAGCCCAATCAAATAATGCATATGCTATTTCAAGAGCGTCTACTGCCTTTACTTTTATTGTTCCATCTTCTGTTTCAAATTCAAAATTTCCTTTTATATCATACTTTCCCTCTTTAACATTTTTAATTTCTTTCATAAATTCTCCTTTCAATTGACAAATTTAAATTCTTATGATATACTAAAAAAGTAAATATTTAAATTTGCATTTTATTTAATATTTTATTTTTAGAACTTGTTATCATTTGAAATTGTGTCAAGTTCTTTTAATTTATCTTTGTCATAATCAAAAAATAAATCTGATATTTTTGCTAGTATTCTATAAGCATTTGAACCTATTCTATCTTTTCTGTATTCTTCTAACAAATCTACAATCATTAATAGCATTGTTTTTTCTTTTAGATTATTATTTTTCTTATACAATTCAGCTAATAATTTATCGTTTTTCTCATATTCTTTTTCATACTTAATCCAATAAAATGTTGCTACTAATATTGTTACTGCGAACATTATCCAAAATATCGTCTGCATTGTTCAACCTCTCCTTTCATTATTTCTAATGTTTCTTGCATCCTATTTAGAATTGCATGTCCTCTACTTTGTTTCTTTAATTCTTCTAACATTTGTTGATATTTTTCTAACATTCTTTTCTACCTCCTAACTAAATAATTTCTCAAAGAATACATACATATACCAAGTAATAAATCCATTTGTTATTAAAAACATGCTTAAGTCTATCATTCCTCTTATATATGCTTGTCTTAGTCTTTTTTTCATATTTTCTACCTCCTTTCCTTAAGTTCAAAGTCATTATATATTAAAATATATACTTTGTCAATACTTTTTTTATACTTTTTTAAATTTTTTGATTTTTTTAAAAATTTATGATAAAATCAACTAAAAGGAGCTATTATGATTATTGAAATTCCTTTATTATGTCGTAGTAAAAAGAATAGTCAACAGATTATTTTTAACCCTAAAACTCACAAGCCTATGATTATTCAGTCTAAAATTTATAAGCAATTTGAAAATGATTGCGGTTATTTCTTAAATAAATATAAATTAAATATAGACTATCCAATAGGATTAAAATGTACTTTTATTGTACCTGACAAGAGAAAAAGAGATTTAACAAATCTTGAAAATGCTATTGCTGATATTCTTGTTAAGTATAAAGTTATTGAAGATGATAACTATAATATAATTAATAACTGGGATGGTTCTCGTATAATCTATCAAAAAGGTATTGAAAAAACTATTATAGAAATTAAAAAAGCAGAAGTATCTAGTATAAACTAGACTTTCTGCTTTTGGTAAAAATAAAAGAATTGAATCTATATTAATTATATGTTTTTTCTTTTAAATTGTCAAATTTCTTTAAAATTTCATCATTTTGTTTTATTATTTTTTCTAAATAATAATTTGTTTGTTTTTGTAAAATTTATAAATTTAAGATTGTTTTCTTTTGACAACTTTTCTTTTTCTCCCATTAGAATTTCTATGTGTTGCTGATACTCTTTTAACTTTAATCCTTGCCATAATTTATATCCCCACTTTCACTATTTTCTAAATAAGTTGCAGTACCATTTCCACTATCAATTGTTGTTTCTTCTCCTGCAAAATCATATTGATTTAAGAAATATAACCAAATCATATTTGATCCAAACAACATTATTGCTAATACTAATATCACAACAAAATTCCTTTTAGCTTTTTTCTTACATTCTAATATTAATTCATAAGCAAAAGAATGTTGTTCTTCTTCAATATTTCCAACTTGTTTTTGCATTTTTTTTAACTCCTCGTTAAATTTCATTTTATTTCTCCTTGTGAAATTCTTTCTCATGAGTTTCTATTGCTTTTTTTATCTTTTCATCAACTTCATAATCATATCTGTCAAATTTATCTGATAAATCCTTAATTTGTTGTGATATGTACTTAAGTTGTGTTTCTATTTGCCCCATCTTATAAGAACTTTCTTCTGTATTCTTTTCATCTTTATCTTTTCTGTTATAAAAAAAGCTTAATATACCTATAACACAACCAATTATTGCTATTACCATTGATAATTCCATATACTGTACCTCTTTTTTAAATTATAACATTTGTAATTTGAAATGTCAAATGGAGCTGGCATCAACCAACTCCATTTACCACTTGATATACACAAAACAAAAACTACTAATAGTAACTACTTTTAAATATACCACATTTATGAATGTTTGTCAATATTGACTTTTTATTTTATAATTTTTTTGTAATTTCACTTGTCTTAATCAAAAATTGGTCGTTAAATACTTGAACTGCACAAGTATCTCCTTTATCAAATACAAAAGTTGCTCTTGCATTTAGTCTATCACTTTTAATTAATGATTTTGTATCTGCATGTATCCAACAAATTTCTGTTTTATTATCGTATTGATATCTATCACCTTCAACTGATCCTGTAAAATAAAATGGTACATCAATTTCAACATCTTGTCCATTAACATACTTTCCAGAAGGTTTGCTTCCACCATTTACTTTATCTTGTGCCTTTGGTCTCAAAACGCCTTCAAATCCACTTTTATATGTATGCTTTATTCTTGTCATACCTTGCCCTTTTCTGCCCCAATTTTGGTCATATGAATAAAAATAAGACGTTGTTCCTGCTCCATCAGCTATAGCTATATGTCCATATTTCCCATGTTTCTTTCCCCACACAACTAAATCACCTTTTTGAGGTATAAATGAAGGTGTGTTTGCAATTCTATCAAAATTATTTTTCAAATATGGTAATTCATTATATCTATTCCAATATGCTTCTGCATTTCCTATTGATTGAGGTTTTATCTCAAGTACTTTATCAATATATAATTTTGCTAAATCAACACATTGTACGCCACAACCGCCGTCATAATCTGTTGCTTTTCCATTATACTTTTTTACAAATTCATCAAAAGTCATAACTACTCTTTCTCGCTTTCTCTTAATTTTTTTAAAAACTTATCAGCTTCAATAGCTTTTTCTGTATAACTGTTGTTTTTCCAAAATCCTACTATTATAATTGATATTTCTATTATGTACTCAACAGCACTTAATACTTCTGATTCACTAACATTAATAATGTCAAATCCAAAATGTTTCAATCCTAAATTAATTAATGTTATAATCAATAAAATAGTTCTTACTATTGTTCCTTTTGAAATATTCATAACTTTTCCCTCCTTTCTAATTTGATAATTCTTTTAAAGCTGAAATGTTTCTTCCTGCGAAATTTCTTCAACTTGTTCTTCCTCATTTAATAGATTTTCTAAATATTCAGCTAAAGGCTCATAATCTATATCTAAAAGTTTTCCTTCATCATGAAATTTTTCTACCATTTCTAAAGCAAATGCAGGAGATTTTTCTCCATTTTTTACTTGATATAAAATTGATATTTTTTTTCTTTTGCTTGAATTTTCAATTAATGTCATAATAAATCCCTCCTATTCTAATAAATCTACTCTAGCCTCTAATGAGTCTAGCTTGTTAAATAAAGTTGTTAAATCTT